GCGCTTACCGACTTCAACAGCAAGACGCTGACCTTCCACGGGGCGGCTTCGACGACGTATCGCCAGAACCTCATGTACCACCGCGATGCGTTCACGTTCGTGACGGCGGACCTCCCGCTGATGGACGACGCGCACAAGTGCGTGCGGATGACGAAGGACGGCATTTCGCTGCGGGTCTGGCAGGCGTCGGACATTCGCAACGATGAGCTGCTCCTGCGGATCGACGTCCTGTACGGCTTCAAGACGCTCCGTCCGGCGTGGGCCTGCCGCATCTCTAACTAACCATCCGGTAACGGCGGGGGCTTCGGCCCCTGCCATCGAAAGGGCATCAAATGGCTACTTACGAGCAAGTCACTTACAACTCGCCGGATGGCGC